CCCAGATTTTATTTACAGGACAAACATCTCTTCATACATACATTACCATACATTTATAAATCATATAGAAGAGATACCTAAAAATAAATTTTACGGCGGTTATATCTGCAAGGACTCCTGCGAGAGAATAGGTCAAATGTTTTGTTCGGGGGCTGGTTATTTTATTTCTAGAGATCTAATAAATCTATGCTTGAGCAAAAAACAATTATGGGACCACTCTTTGCCAGACGATGTAGCTATATCACAAATTTTTCTTCAAGAAGGGATCAGCCCTTTACCACAAGAACGCTTTAACTTTCCGCACCTCGATAGCAGTATTAATATAGATATACCAGATAACATATTTCATTTTAGATGCAAATTTCCACAAAATAGATCTATCGATATACAAAGAATGCATTTTTTGCACAAACACTTAGGTTATTAACATGAAAATCGATTACGCTATAGTAAGCTCCGACAGTAACCCAATGTATCTTGAATTTTGGCCAATAGTTAAAAAAATCTGGGCGGAACTAATAGGGATAAAACCAATCCTGGTGTTAATGTCGGACAGGGATCACATTATAGATCAAGGAGACTGCATTATACATGAAGTAAGAAAAATCGAAGGCGTCTGCACGGGACTTCAGTCGAAGATAGTAAGAATGTACATAACAAAACACTATCAAGATGACGTTAGCATAACCTCAGATATCGACATGCTCCCACTTGGAGTTGAGTATTTTAATACGATCACAGAAAACATAAACGAGAACTCTATCGCAATACTAAGCTCAGATGCTCCATCTGCGCAACGAAGATCCTTTTCACAAATTCCTGGGGCGGTGGCAAGATACCCAATTTGTTATAATGTAGCTAAAGGAGATACTTTTAATGAAGTTTTAGATCTAGAATGCTCCTTCGAAGAGTACTGGAACAAAACGGCTAAGTTTAACTGGGGCGGGGGCACGGATGAGGTATATTTTGGAAAATGTATTAAAGAGTTTAATAGTGACAGGGTGACATTAATGAATCGCGGGTGGGAGCCTTCTGGTCCCGCAAAGCGTCGCATAGACAGAAAGAACTGGGGGTATGATCCAGTTTTAGTAAAGGAGGATAAATACATAGACTCACATCTCTTGAGGCCTTATTGTGAAAACAAGCAAGAAATAGATAAACTAATCAACACAAGGCTAACCCACTTATCACAGTAGGCCAAACAACTTCCGCCAACACCTACGGGTAACAAATGAAATTTCTCGAAATGATTCCAAAAAAAATATTCACATCCTTCAAGCCAAACCTAAATGAGTGCGGCGAATGCAAAGGCATTATAGAAAAGTGGCAGTCATTAAATCCTGATTTCGAAGTTTTGTATTTCTCAGACGAAGACGTAAGCCATTTCTTCAGTGAGTACGATTTAGGAAAATCAACGTACGACATTCTTGAGAATGGAGTGGGGATAGCGGATTTTTTTAGAATTTGCTACATACATGCCAAAGGGGGGATATGGTTCGATTTCGACATGTCCCCATTCAGCTTAATGGACCACATAAATGAATCTCATTTAAACAACGAAAATCTCTTCTTTGATCTTGGCCACAAAAATATAAGTTACATGCTTGTATCTGGTACCGCAAATAGCAACCTTTTCAAAAAAGCGGTAGAAGCAATTTCAGAAAACATATTTTTAATAAAAGATCAAATCTGCGGAAAAAATATATTCCCAGGTATAGACATTACGGGGCCTCATGCGTTCCAAAGGTTTATATCAAAAGAGTTTGAATTACGCTTGATCGATGGACACTTCCCAGCGAACAACATTAACTACTTCTCAAAAGACGGAACGAACTTCCTCTATACCCCAATTTACGGACTAACTAAAAAAACAGATACATACAAAAACCTCCTAAATAAACACGAACTGAAATATTGGAGAGAGCTTTCTTTAAGATGATAGATATATAAATGATTAAAGTAGTCATATTCGATCTAGACGGCGTCTTAGTTGACGCCAGGGAAATTCATTATAACGCCCTAAATGAAGCGCTAGCAAGACAGGGGGAGAAATATATAATCAAAAGAGAAGAGCACCTGTCAACCTACGACGGGCTTCCCACGACCAAAAAATTAAAAACATTAAGTAAGGCGAGGGGTCTAGACCCTCTTAAGCACGATGATGTATGGAAAGATAAACAGCGCGCCACAATCGAGATAATAAACAACATGGATTTCGATGAGAGGCTTCGCAAAGTACTCTCAAGGCTAAGAGGTGACGGATTAAAGATTTGCGTTTGCTCAAACTCAATAAGGGAAACGACCAAATTAATGCTCATCAGAAAGGGGTTAATAGAGTACTGCGAATTCTATATATCAAACCAAGACGTAAAAAACCCAAAGCCCAATCCTGAAATGTATCTAAAGGCAATGATAAACCTTGAAGTTGCGCCAAAAGAATGCGTGATAGTGGAAGACTCTCATATTGGCCGTAAGGCCGCCTTAAGTTCTGGCGCGCATTTATGCGGGGTTATAGACACAGAAGACGTTGAATATGATAAAATAAAAATTACAATAGATAAAGCAAACTCTCATGGAAAAATCAAACCAAAATGGCAAGGAGGAAAAATGAACGTACTAATACCAATGGCTGGAGCTGGAAGCCGCTTCTCAGAGGCGGGATACACTTTCCCAAAACCACTTATAGACGTAGAGGGAAAACCAATGATTCAGTCGGTTGTAGACAATCTCAACATAGAAGCGAGACATATTTTTATAGTCCAAGAAGAACATTACAAAAAATACAACCTAAACGAAACCCTAAAAAGAATCTCTCCGAATTGTGAAATTGTCAAAACAAACGGAATCACAGAGGGGGCTGCCTGCACAACCCTTTTAGCAAAGGAGTTAATAGACAATAATGAACCATTACTAATAGCAAATTCCGACCAGTACGTAGACTGGGACAGTAATGAATTCATGTACTCAATGGTGGGAGATGGAGTAGATGGAGGGATTTTAACCTTCTACTCAACCCATCCTAAATGGAGTTACGCTAGGCTAGATGACTCAGGGTTCGTTTCGGAGGTTCAAGAAAAGAAACCCATTAGCGACAAAGCAACAGTAGGAATATATTTCTGGAGAAAAGGTTCGGACTATGTTAAGTATGCAGAACAAATGATTAAAAAGAATATTAGAGTAAACGATGAGTTTTACGTTTGTCCAGTTTACAATGAAGCAATCGAGGACGGTTCTAAAATTAAGATTTTTGATATAAAACAAATGTGGGGACTAGGAACCCCAGAGGACTTAAATTACTTCCTCAGAAGAAAAGACGCTGATAAAGATCCTGATGTATGGGCGAATGCACCCAATCCAAATGAATAAAAAATTAAGAGCCCTAACGGAGAAGTATGTGGAGGAGTTCAATAACAAAAATCTCCCTGAAGTATTATCCCTGATGGATGAAAATTTTAAATTGACCGATCCAGGTAACCACATAGAAGGAAGGGCGGACTGCGGGCAGTTTTTCAAAAATTTATTTATCAACGACATCAGCTTTCATGCACATAATATATTTGTAGACGGAGACCATTCGATCATTCATTTCAAAATCAAAATTAATGACAAAACGCTACACGGTACAGACATCATAAAATGGAACAACAATAAAATGATTTCGCTTGTCGCTTACTTATGAAAATTTATCATTTAGATGATTTCATTGGAGGTTGGGTAGCTGGAGACTTTGATCCTACTATAATCAAAACTCCAGACTTTGAAGTGTCCGTAAAGAATTATACAGAGGGCGAATACCAAGAAAGGCACGTTCATTACGAGGCCGACGAACTTAGCATCATTGTCAAAGGGTCAGCAAGGATGAATGAAAAAGTTTATAAAAAAGGAGACATAATTCTCATGGAGAAAGGTGAGGCCACCGACTTCTACCCACTGGAAGACGGAACTATAACGTGCGTAATAAAAACGCCGTCCATCCCAGGGGATAAGCATTTAGTGAGTGAAACTGATAGCCCATAGAGGAAACACAGAAGGAAGAAACAAATCCCTCGAGAATCACCCAAATTACATACGCAATACGCTAAAACGAGGTTTCGATGCGGAGGTTGACGTTTGGATAACCGACCACATTTATCTAGGCCACGACGAGCCTCAATATAAATCTTCTGTAAATTTCCTAACAAAGAATTCAGACAAACTATGGATTCATTGCAAAAATCTAAAAGCCCTTGAGGTTCTAAACGGAATTGGGAATTTAAATGTATTTTGGCACCAGGAAGATGACTATACATTAACCTCAAAAGGATTCGTGTGGACTTTTCCAGGGAGAGATGTGTGCGACAGAAGCGTATTAGTAGTTAAAGACGCAACAAAATACAATGGAGCTGAGTGTTTCGGGCTATGCTCAGATACGCTTTAATAAGTGACAAATGAGCAGCAAATATCCTTGCTTAAGGAGATACTCAAAAGGTTTCAAAAACTAGAGAGAACTGTGTCCATAATTATACAAGGCCGACTCAACGAAAGGTCCATTTCTAAGATACCAGAGTATCTAAAACAAGGAGAAGTGGTAGTGTCCTGCTGGGAAAACGACAACCTCAGGCTATTAGATAAATATAAAGATAAAATAAAAACAGTAATAAACACTTATCCAAATCCCGTTATTTATCAACACTTAGCGCAAGCCCCGTGGATCTACCAGCACCACTCAACCTCCAATGGATTGCGAGAGGCGACCTCACACTTTTCAATAAAGGTTAGGTCAGACGAAGCCTATCCAGTACTCGCCCCATTAATCGATAAACTAATCAAACAAAACGAGGAGAGAGACCCCATTACGGGAGAATTTGAAAACCGAATAATAACCTCAAACATTTACTTTAGAAAAGATAAAGAAGCGCAATTCCACCCGTCCGACCACTTAGTCGCGGGCACAACGTCCAGAATGAGAGACTGTTTTAATCGGGCGAGATTCCTATGCTCCTTAAAAGAGAGCAAAGCCATAAAATTCCCAGAACAACTTCTTTGCAAGGCCATAATAGAGTCCAAGTGGAACAACAAGCGGGGTAGCTTTTGTGGACTGGACCCCTCTAATTCCATAAAAATCATGGAGAAACATTTAGATATAATAAGAATAAAAGATCTTCCAGCTCATATCTGGACCTCAAGCTACAGAAAATACCGCCCGCTCGTCAATGAAGAGGACTGGTGCAATAGCATAGAAGAGCTTTAATTCTAGTGTACTTATAACCAACAACATACAAAACTATGAAAAAAATATGCGCAACCCTACTTCCCTTATTTATCCTATCAATCTGCCTAGGTTTATCCACGAAAGAAAGAAGGGATGTCGCTGACTACCTTCAGGATATTTCCGTAACGATTCAGGCGGAAGACGGCTATCAAAAATCCGAAGGCTCTGGAGTCTTAATTACTAGGGAAATAGAAGGTGAGAAAATTACGTTCGTGTGGACAGCTGCACACGTGATAGATCACCTTCGTGAAGTTCGCAGCGTAATTATAGAAGGGCAAACCAAAAAACTTATTGAATTTAATGATGTCCAAATTATTAAGGAATTAGTAGAGAAAGGCAGGAGGGTGGGCGAAATCAAAATGGATGCCACGGTTGTAAAGTATAGCGATGCAGATGACGGCCAAGACCTGGCACTTCTTATGGTAAGAGCAAAGGACTACGGGAAAGATAGTGCTAGATTTTATTTAGATAAAGATGAACCTATCATACCTATAGGAACCCGACTTTTTCATGTCGGATCCCTACTGGGCCAAATGGGAGCAAACAGCATGACGAGCGGAATCGTATCTCAAGTTGGTCGGATTCACGGAAAAGTTGAGTTCGACCAAACAACCGTTACGGCTTTTCCAGGCTCCTCTGGCGGAGGAGTATTCCTTGAAGATGGAAGATACATGGGAATGTTGGTTCGAGGGGCTGGAGAAGGATTTAATTTTGTTGTTCCAGTTCGCAGGCTCAAAAGATGGGCGGAAAAACACGAAATAACCTGGGCCCTAGATCCGTCCGTCAAGACACCAACCCTTGAAGAAATCAGAAAACTTCCAGTAGAAAGTATTTCCAAGAAAAAGGAGGATGGCGATGGCGAAGATAAAGAAGAAAGCGAAGAATCCTCTTTTGGTTTTGGCGGCGGAGAGCTCCCCTTCCTTATTAGGACTTCCAAAAAATAAGACTTGATTTCCTTGCTTTTGTTTCTATAATCTAGAAACAAATAGCAACAATGTCATTAGCTTTATATAAACCCAACAGCAAGAACGCTGGATGCGCCTTTAGTTTTCGCATCGGTACAAATAAAAAGTTCGAACCAACTCTATACGTCAGCGCCATACAGCAGTTCGGCTGGGATTCGTCTAAGCGCTCTGGTAATTTTTCTGGGAACAAAGACGATCCAGACAAAAACATAAACGTAAAATTCAATGAATTTGAAATCGGCGGCATCCTAAGCGCATTTAAAAACAGAAACGAATATTCCGCATTTCATAGTTTTGAAGAGAATAAGACTTCAATTAAATTCACCCCATGGGACAAGCCAGTCAAAATAGTACAAAACAATAAGGAAGCCACCATTAAGGTTCCTGCATTCGGGGCAGTATTTACCAGAAACGGCAATCAGACCTTCAGGATCCCCCTAGAGCCTGGAGAGGTAGAAACGCTTTCGGAGTTTCTAAAGTTCTTTCTCCATGAGCTGTACAAGCATCGCCGCAGAGAGGAAATTAAACTACACAAAAATAAGAAATCCACAGAAATGGGCATGGAAAAAATACCAGCCAAAGACACGAAGCCCTACAAAGCCCCATCCGATGTTCCGTTTTAATGAAAAAGAAAAAGCTGTTGATTCACAGCAATCACTGCAAGGCCTTCACTGGCTTCGGTAAGCATACAAAAAACATATTAATCCACTTGCACAAAACAGGCAAGTATGATATTGTAGAATTTTCCAACGGAATGCACTGGGGCGACCCAGAGCTTAAAAAGCTCCCTTGGAAGTGCGAAGGGTCTCTTCCTAATGACCCAGGACTCCTTCGAAAACTTAATCAAGACCCAAACTTAGGCAGGCAAGCTGGTTATGGTGCACAGATGATAGACCAAATAATAAAAGAGGAGAAGCCAGATATGTATATAGGAATTGAAGACATTTGGGGGTTCAGTGGGTATACAGATAAAAAATGGTGGAACAAGATCAATTCCATGATATGGACAACGCTAGACAGCCTCCCCATTCTTCCAGAAGCGGAAAAAGTAGCCTCGAAAATTAAACACTATTATGTTTGGTCGTCTTTCGCGGAGAGAGCCCTAAAAGAACTGGGGCACGATCACGTTAAAACACTACACGGAGCAGTAGACACAGGAGTATACCACAGACTAAAAGATGAGTCGAGAAAGAAGCTTAGGGAGAAATATTCGATACCTGAAGACGAGTTTATTATTGGATTCGTTTTCAGAAATCAACTCAGAAAAAGCGTCCCAAATTTACTAGAGGGCTTCAAGTTGTTTTTACAACAGAACCCAGGAAGCAGAGCCAAGCTATTCCTACACACCCACTGGCAAGAAGGTTGGGACATTCCTAGGTTAATTCAAGAAAAAGGCTTAGACCCCTCCAGTATCCTTACAACCTATGTTTGTCAAAATTGTAAAGAATATGAAATCAAAAGCTTTGCTGGAGAAGTTAAAGAGTCGGGAGAAAACCAGGACTGTAGATTTTGTGGAGCGAAAGGGTCCCAAGTCACTACCAACGTAAAGGTGGGGGTTTCAGAAGACGAGCTAAACCAGATATATAATCTCATGGACGTTTATTGTCACCCCTTCACTAGCGGAGGGCAGGAGATTCCCGTACAGGAGGCAAAGCTTACGGAGCTAATTACGATTGTTACAAACTATAGCTGCGGAGAAGAGGGGTGCTCCAACGAAAGCGGAGGATTGCCTCTAGATTGGTCAGAATACAGAGAGCCAGGAACCCAATTCATTAAGGCTAGTACCAGCCCCTCCAGCATAGCAAAACAATTAAAAAAAGTCTATAATATGAAGCCCTCCAAGAGGACCGAACTAGGAAGGAAGGCCAGACAATATGTTATAGATAACTACAGCATAGAGGCAGTATGCACAAAACTAGAGAAACTCATTGACTCTCTGCCAGAAATCGATTGGGACTTCGACTTCACAGGGAAACTCAAAAACCCAGAATACAATCCTCCAAAAATAGAAAACGATGCAGAGTGGCTTATTGATCTCTACAAAAATATTTTAGATATGGAAGTAGACAAGAGTGAAGATGGTCACAAGCACTGGATGAATAGACTTTCCCAAGATAGCAACAGAGGGGACGTGTTGGCCTACTTCAAGCAAGTCGCTCTGGAAGACAACCAAAAGAATCGATCAATAGACTTTAATGATATTTTAGGAAAGGACGACAAAGGCAGAAGGCTATTAATAAGCATGCCTCAAAGCATTGGAGACGTTTACCTATGTACAGCTCTTCTTAAAAACATAAAAGAAACTTATCCAGAGTACAATATCTATTTCGCTACGAAACCAGAGTATTTTCACATTCTAGAAGGGAATCCGTACATATTCAAAACGATCCCATATTCTAGCCACTTAGACAACTTGCCAACAATGGAAGGGCAAGGAGAGCACGAGGGATACTTCGAGATAGCCTTTCTTCCTTTCATAGGAACACAAAGGATTCTTAACTATATGCATAACGGGAAAGATAAACTTCAATTCGATTTATGCACCTAATTGAACAGTACGCTCTCTCTTGCGGAGTTAAAATAGATCAACCATCTATAGAGACTTGTTTTTATCCAGTTCCGTCAGATAAGTACATTACCCTTCACGCTAGCAGCGGAATGGCGTCCAAGAACTACGACTACTATAACGACGTAGTAGATCTCCTCCTTCCCAACCTCAACGAACAAGGTATAGACATCATACAAATTGGAGGGGAGGAAGATAGAAGGATAAATGGATGCATCCACTATAATGGAGCAACCAACCTAAAACAAGTCTGCTATTTGATACAGAACTCAACATTACACTTGGGAAACGACTCCTTCGGCGTCCACGTGGCGAGCGGATTCAATAAGAAAATCGTGGCGCTGTACAGCGTCCTCTTCAAGGAGTGCTGTGGACCCTACTGGGGAGACAAGTCCCAACAAATCCTACTAGAGCCAAACAGGTCAAAAACAAAACCTTCGTTTTCTTCAGAAGAAAACCCTAAATCCGTAAATCAGATTAAACCAGAAGACATAGCGGGGGCAGTGCTCAAACTATTAAAAAGTCCCCCCAAAACCCCCCTACCTAAAACATTGCACATAGGGAAAGAGTACCACCTCCCCTCTGTCGCGATTGTCCCAAATTTCGTTATGCCTCTTGATTTCCTCGGCGGTCAACCAGTCAATATATTAGGAAACGAATGCCTTGACGAACAGAACATAGCGAGATGGGGTTACGGCAGAAAGGTAAACATTTTCCTAAAGGAGCCTATGCAAATTAAATATCTGCAAATGATAAAGAGTAATATTATTCAAATCAACTACGAAGCATCCATGGACACAAACCCAACATACCTCAAGGTCCTGAACAGGGCTGGGATCAAAACTCAAATCTTCTCGAAAGATGAGGATAAAATCAAAGACATTAGACTACACCTTTTTGACTGGAATATTGCGCTCATCAAAAATGAAACAAAAAAAGATCTTGACAACTGCATCGAAATATGCGACAATACAAGGTATAAAAATTCAAGAACATTATACTCAGGTGGACAAAAGTACTCAAGTAAGGCCGCGTGGCTTAGAAACATACCCCAAACAACAGATGAGAAGATTATCGATTGTCCAGAATTCTGGGAAGAGATCAACACACTAAAACTTTACAACAAAGAAGAGAAAAATGGGAAGACCAAAAGGGAGCAAAAACAAGAGCGAGAGCTCGTCGGATAATAGCGTCACAATTGAAGCAGTCGCCAACGGAGAGGGCGACTCCTTAACGAAAGTTCCATGGGTAAAAGAAGCGGAGGTCGCAGACAACCCCAACCTAGAGGGTCCCCAAAAGTATAGGCGAGACCAGTACGGGCTATTAGTTAATGCAAGCTATATTTTCAACGAAGACGGATCTGTCAACTGGAGGGCTATGATCAAGGATGATCAATTATTCCCAAATCGCTCCTGGTTTGAAGGGCGGAAGAAGGACGTGCCAAACTCCATAGAGGGACTAAAAGACCACCAATTACTAATTAAACTTGGAGGAATCAAAGAGCTCGCACGATTGCGCGGATTTTCATCGGTTAGCTATAACATGGAAAAATGCGAAAGCGATCACGTTGCGGTCACTTGCACCATCTGCTTCACAGCAAATTATGAAACAGGAAGCAGAACCATTGCGTTTCAAGACGTCGCAAATGCAACCCTAAATAACACTAGTAGTTTCGCAACAAAGTTCCTAGAAACTATTGCATGCAATCGAGCCTTCGTAAGGTGCGTCAGGAATTTTTTAAACGTCCACATTGTCGGAGACGACGAAATAGACAAATCAAATTCAAAGAGCAACTTTTCTGGAGTTACAACTGGGGCGGCACTAACCCCAGAAGGCATGCTCCTGACTGCGTCTAAAGAAAAATTAAATTGTTCCAACTTTGAAGAGTTTAAGGTCGTGCTAAGGGATTGGTGGAAATCAAATAAATATCAAAATCCAGCAGTTAAGGAGTGGAATGATTTTTCGGATATCCCCGCAATAGAATCTAGGGTATTAATGAAATTAATTAACGAATAGATTCCAAGTCTTCTATTCTTCCCTCCAGAGACTCTATTATTTTCTGCTGTTCCTTGATTGCCCCAACCAGTAGAGGCACCACCTTTTCATATTTGACTCCCTTATACCCATCCATTCTTTCGGATACGATTTCTGGAGCAATAGATTCGACCTGCTGAGCTACGAGACCTATATCCCGACCCTTGTGAGTCTCTTGTTTCGAGTTCCACCTGAACTCTATAGCGTCCAAGGATGTTACCTTGCTTAAGGGGTCCTTGATTGGAGATATATCATCCTTTAGTCTTTCATCCGATGCAGAAAACGACACAACGTCCCCATAACAAAATAACCCATTCTGGGTAGCAACATGAAGAGCGTTGCTTGTTGCGGGATAAATCGTGCCTATATAATCACCAATAACATGACAGTTATATGTCCCGCTCAAATAATTATTAGCGCCAATGATGGTGGATCTTTGGCAGCCTTCAATAGTGTTGTCTTGTCCGCACAATATAGCGTTGGTATCGTTATAATAATCACCAAAGGGGCCTTGGTCTATACCAATGAATGTAGGATTTTCGCTCATACAATATATTACACTTTAGTTACAGAATACTTGCCAGTTGTTCTTGGGGTATGGAGATAGCGGGTCATTCCAATAAACTTTACCATCAGACCCCGCCTGTAGGGCATAATACTTTTCTTCCCCATAGGAATAAGCAATTACCCCTTCTCCCGTATTACAGTTTTGCGCTGGGGCGTATGAGGGGTGTTCGAAAACCCAATGTGAGTGAGATGGGGTTAAGCCATTAAATATCCCAACAGACAAGGTTGATTCTCTATAAAAGTGCCACCACCCTGGGCCTGCATCGGGGGACGTCGCAACTGGATCTTGTAACCAAATCGTCATACCGTTCATTGCGGAAGTTGAATAAGCCTGTCCAGTAAAAGTATTTTCAGCAATATAGATCCAGCTAAAGTCCGAATGGTAGGCCCATGCAGATGAAGCCAATCCCCTTAGTTGGTTTCCAGCCCACATATCATTTCCCCAATTTTGAACCCCAGCCCGACTGCCAGAAGCGGGAAACCACATTCCCGTTACCCAGCCAGGAGCTTCACTACTAACCCCCAAGCTTTCCTTAGCGCCAAAATGCCCAAGGAACCTATGCCCCATAGGGCTATTATCTTCATCAAATCGGACAGAGCCAGACTCGCCGATAATAAAATTATTATTTCCGCCTCCAATGGAAGAGCTGTTAGACCTTTGTATGGAATTAGCTGTCCCCGCAATGATAGAAGAGAAACTTGCCCCGCTTATTGAGTTATAAGATCCTGCCCCAATGAAATTCCCCCCTTCATTACTTGGGGTTTTCGCGGGCATAGTATTATAAAGCCCTCCTCCAATTACCGAAAAGTTATCGTAACATTCATTTCCAAATCCATTACCAATTAAAGAGAACCTTCCTTGGATAACCCCTGATCCGCCGCCAACAATCGAAGAGCCTACGCTATCATAACCAAGCCCGTCCTGGGTCATTAGAATTTCGTTATTGTATCCTCCGCCAATAAACGTAGCCAATGGATCAGAATTGTTTTCAAGGAGTTGTGTAATATTGCTCCCAATAGACGAATCCTGAATAGAGTTGTTTTGAAAAGCTCCTTTTATTTCAACCTTCCCCCTGGCTCCGTCATAGCGAATATACGAATCTTTCCTGAGAGCCCCAGAGATGCCATCAAACAAGGTCATGTGTTCAGATATATGATCATGCCCTATGTCAAATTTAACCCCAGTATGTAAGGGCATATATCTAGAAACGCCCTGATTATATTCGTTATAATAACTCCAATAATGAGTTCTGCCCCAATCAAATAAACTGAGTCCAGCCCCAAACGCTCCAACCGATTTCTTTCCCCCTAAAACATAATTCGCCCACGCATAGGATAAATCATAATTATAATGGCCGCCATTCGAACCCACGCTCGGATCATCGGATTCTCCAGGCTGACCATAACCGCTAAATCCTATCCCAACATAAGATCCTGTAGTTAGTCCATATACATCTTGTTCGCCAGTAAACGTTCCTCCAACATAAGCTTCATAATCTTTATGTCCCCCATGCTTAAAAAAGTACCCTGTACCCCTTCCGAATTCTTTTTTGTTTGCGCTTCTAAATGTTCCGCCATCTCCTTGGCTCGGATTATTCGCGTCATACTCTCCCATTACGAGCTCGTTGGTGACGAAAACGTCTTTAGATAATAGTAGGTCAGTTGCGACGCTATCGAATGTTGCGCCAAATTGATTCCAGTATATACTTGAGGCGCTAGGTCTTTTATCTGCGCTTGGAGGTTCACTGCTAGTATGGCTAAGTTCGGCTATGTAATACGAATCTGTCCCCGTATAGTAGACAACATCCCCCCTCCTCCCAGCTGGGTCTCCATAATAAGATTCAGCATTTTTCCAGTTCCCTCTGTAGACTGGGGACATCCCAGTTTTTCCATCTTCTCCGCTTGCCCCATCCAACGATTTTGTAAAAGTGTAAGCCTTATCAAAAGTTAGGTTATTGGCATTATCCTTAAACGTAAAAACCCCAGAGCCTATGTTTGAAGTTATAGAGCTTGGAGTAAACTTTCTATTAGTGCCAGCGGCAGTTCCGTCTGCGGGAGAAAAGGCGATGTTATGCAATTCAACATTTGAAATAGTGTAAGTATTCGGGCCCGTTCCATAGCTATATGGAACCTTCCCCTTAAGAAACCTCGTCTCTGTGGATCCAAATGGTAAATCTGACGGCGCTACAACTCCCGCTGAATTAGCTGGGAAAGCATGAGTCTCGTTAGTTAAAAATACGGTATAGGAGTCTTCTCCTGGCTTAACCCCAAACATAGTAAGGAGGTCTTGAGCAAGCACCTTACCATCAGGAGATCCGTCCCTGACATTCATCTTGATAAGTTCTGGCATCGTATCAAAGTTCGTTCCGTGAACTCTCCCTCCTCCCCCTGCGGGGTAATACTCAAAAGTATTAGTTGAGGTTCCCAAGATGCTTCCAGTTGGTGTTATGAAATCATAATACGGCACCCCAGTAAAACCTAAAACTGAACCAGTTATTTTCGTACTTTGTGTATCAGGATCAAGAGATCCAGTTTGATTATAGGAAAACGCCTGAGTCGCAGTCTCAAAGGAGGCGGTTCTAGAGCCGCTAGCTTCAGAGACTACAGTGTAAGTATATTTCTTTTCAAACGTAAGATCGGAAGTGTTGTCAAAAAACGTAAAAGTTGCAAAACCAGTGCCATTGTCGGGGGTTACACTTGTAGGAGTTGCCTTTCCTCCATTGATACTGAAGAGGGCCCCTCCTTGTTCAGGGGACGAAGTACTAAGGCCAAATGTATTAGCTTGTCCGACATATCCGTAGCTGTATTCTTGTAGTCCGTGGAAAAATTTCGCCTCTGTAGCTCCTAGCTCAAACTCCGAATTGGAAATTTCTCCTTTTTCGTTTGCTTTAAAGGTTACGTTTTCGTTGGTTAAAAATACGGTATAGGAGTCCTCGCCAGGCTTTAAGCCGAACATCGTTACTTGGTCATAGGCCAAAACAGGTCCATATGGATTAAAGCGACCATCACCACCAGCAGCGTTCCAGAGGGAGTAATATGGGATAAGCGGATTCTTTAGCGTGGGATAAGGGTTTTGATACATCCAACCCGTTCCTTCTCCAACATAGTGCCCCAGGTCCGAATCCCAAGAAGTAGAATGAGGATTCATGTTGGAATTGTAAAAATGGAAAACATCATCGGGAGATAAAGACCTGTCTCCGTCCCACAGTAATGTGCCAGTCCACTGAATTCCATCATAAGCCCTCGCCTCAAGCGTTTCTGGCATATCATCGAAAAGCTTCTGGGGATAATATGTGTGATGAGGAAGCCAATGCGACCTCCATGGCCCGCGGTGACTTGCTTCCATATCCCCTGAAAATCCAGTCGAGAAAATGTAATATGGGGTACCAGTAAAGCCCTCGGCTGTTGCAGTTACAGTTTGGTATTGGTCATCGGGGTCCAGTAGCCCCGTTGGTTCTGCCCTTGTTAATGACTGCATCGAATAGGAAAACGCCTGAGAGCTTGAGGCCAAAGCGACGCTTCTGGCTCCACTGCCTACCGACGAGACGGAAAAAGTATAACTTTTATCAAAGGAATCTCCATATTTATTATCTGTAATAGTAAAATCCACAGACCCCTTCGAGCTGGTTACGTCTGTGGGAGTTAATTTCAGTTGGTTGTCAACAGTGGCACTACTTAAAGTAATTCCATTCGTGTTGGATGCGACACTATATGTATTTGCCGCAGACCCTCCGTTTGAATAAGTGTATTGATCGTCCCCCCTAAAGAACCTTATTTCTGTTGAGCCGTCAGATAAATTCGAAGACAAAACGTCTCCGTTTTCGTTTGCTGGAAAGGTATGAGCTTCGTTAGTCAAAAATACGCTATAAGCGTCTTCGCCAGCCTTAACTCCGTACATGGTAAATGCGTCCTTAGCTAGGATCGGGCCGTTGGTTGCGCCATCCCTTATGATCAACTCTATTTTTTCTGGCATCTGATTAAAGCCAGTGGGAGGAGTGTATGTAATAGTAGTGTCGCTATTTGAGTTCTGCACTTCACCCCCAGTAACATAGAACTGATAATATATATCACCGAAAGACTTAAAGCTTTCGCCAGTCACCTCAACGCTTGCTGGCCCAATCAGCCCGTCGGCAGGATTTGTTCCATAAGCAAACGCTTGAGTTCCTGCGTTTATATTGGCGGTTACCCCAGCTTCCCCATCTTCATTTTTGTATACAGTTACAGCATGTATTGCTCTAGTTTCAAATCCAGAGACGTAAACCGTAACGCTGTCTGACCTTGAGGACGAGGGGGGCAAACCGCTTATCATAGCATTAAAACCAGTTAAGGTTAGCGTTGCGTGCGCCTCCATAGAGGTTGCATTATAACCCTCGTAAGTGAATCCGCTGATTTCTTGTCCAACCGATGGAGAATCAGAGAAACCCAAAGAGAAAGGGTTTAACGTAGGCCCTCCCTCTATAGCCCATTTTATATCGTTTTCGACCAGGTGGGCATCTACGTTTTGAAATTGCGCATATATATCTATATATGAAGGCCCATCCGCAACTCCCGCTGGGGTATACTTAAACATACTAGGCTCTGCTCTTACCGTGGTCATGGTAAACGGCCTTCCGTCTTTCTCTCTTATAATACCTTCGATAGTTAAGACGCCATTATCGAAGTACAACCTCCCCGTGTCTCCAGCAAATATAAAACTGCCGTCACCACTTAGGGCAAAACCTTGCTGACCAACAGGGGCAGACAGCCCTTCGAAGCCAGCGGACCTAATTTGTCCAGTCCCTCCAATCTGAACATCTTCACTATGAATTTCTCCAGCAGTTATTTTATCTGCGGTCATAGTATGAATCTTCAGATTTGTAATCGCAGCGTTCTGGATATGCGCAGTTCCTATCGAGGCATTTGCAAATGCGTGCCACATCGGGACGGCCAAGCCATTACTGTTTCTCGCGATAATGAAATTATTCTCCCCTAAAACGCTGGCTTGAGCATTATTGCCAGCTGGATGACGATCTATAGAGTCATATCTTCCGCTCCAGACAATATTTCTCAGGGGATTGCTTGAGTTTATAGTTTGAGACGGCAACAAGCCTAGCTCGCCAGATTGAGACGAGGTAAGAGCAACTACGTTATCTCCAGTTGAGTTCCAGTATACATAAGAGTCGTCCGTATTACCCGCAGAGACGACATAACCATCTCCATCTTGATAAAGAAAATGTTGCGGCCAACTAATAGAGTTGGAGTTTGGATCTTCATTCTCAAATGGATTAGTGGGGACTAGAGCTAAGGTATTAGGGAACGTCTTGGTTATATTTTGCTCAAAATCTGCAACGTCTGTGGTTTTTACCTGACCGAGAGTTCCCGCATCCAAACCCAAGACGTCGCTCCCAACCAAATTAGCACTGCCAGTGAATGGCCCTTTATTCCCAGCCTGATCAACAGCCCTTACCCAGAAATATCTTTTCTCGTTCGAGCTCCCCTTGACGGATATATTTACATACGGAGAAGACGCGTCCACATTTAGTATATTGGTTGCGTTTGTAATTCCTTCGGAGGCATCAACTTGAGTATTAGGGACGAGACCTACAGACGAAACATCTCCAAGTATTCTCCTGTAGCCAGTATTGCTATAATGGGTTAACTTGCTTGCTTCGCTTTGAAAATATAAGTAATCCTGAGCATCGTTTCCTGCAGCGCCCTTGGAAGTAGACCATAATTCGTAATGACTAAGATCATTAGGTTGTCTTTCGGGGGATAGATGCGGGTGAACGGGAGGGATGCTCCATTTTAGAAAATAATTTTCAAAAGAAGAGCTTCCAGAGAAGCCTGAAGGCGCGCCAGGCATATCTCCAGACGCAAGGCGAAGAATGGGCCCAGGAGGAACGCTTGGATCTTTATTATTTAAGGTTTTTGGGTAGCACAAAACCCCAGGACTTTCCCCAATAGACACCAACCACTCACTCACATCGAACTCGTAACCACTACCAAAGTCATCGTATGGTAGAATTTTGTAATAATTCGAAACAATTTGATCCTCTCCCTGGATGTTAGTTATGGGGGGAGTGTCAGTTATTTGGGTTATATTTTGACCAAAATCCCTTTCTGCTCCTCCGAAATAAGATTGCACAAAAGTGGGTGCTCCAGATCCAGGAAGTCCGTTTGAGTCAAGTATGGATAAATCTGAATCGCTAGATGATCTATAAAGCTCAACTTTAGTTACTTTTTCCCTGTGTCCAAATGCGTACTTAAAGTTAAACTTGACCTTTTCAGCTTCCTCTAGACTATTTACCGAAAACCCCTCTTGCTGAATTGCTGGAGCGGGATTATCTGCAGTGATTTTTTCAGAGCTAATGAGCTTTCCGTCCCTATCAATAATTCCTATTTCAAAACCAACGCTTCTTTTTCCGCTTTGCGGGATTGCTAAGTGTTTATAGACAACATTGGAGTTAAGTTGTACTTGTTCCCAATAAGGCATCCATTGAGAGTCTACGCCCCAATGACCTTGGATCGGCTTCATGGGGGAGCCAGTTGGGTTGTCACTTAAGGCGGTATATACAGAGTTATAGAAGTAAGCCTTATTGCCTTTTTGGTGACTGGTAGTTATATCGTTTCCATATGGCTCATTGTCCCAGTAAAGAGACCCTTCTGAGGGGGGCTGGGCTCCGTTAGCGAACATTGGCCCACTATACTTGCTTCCGCTCCATATATCATTAGAATAAGAAACAAAGTCTCCAGCCGTATAAGCTACTTTGTCGCTCCACTCCTTAGCTGATAGCGGATAAGCGTCAATAATCTTAACCCAGCCAGAAGAGGTCTCAGGAACCTCCCAATGCCAGTGGCGATATCCAGTACTTGGTAAAGATAGGTGGTTAACAGATCCCGTGCCATTCGCACCAGTACATAAATAAACGTCAGAATAAGCATCCCTGAATGGATCCGCCCACCACCAATCCTTTACGACTCCAACATACAGAGGATAAATCCCGCCTGGGGAAACTGGATCGATAGGGTCATGAGTAACGCCGCACTTATACATGTTACCTTCATATAAAACCTTATCTCCAACGGCGTACTCCTCCCCAGAAGAATAAATATTAACAAACAGGGGGCAAATAACCTTGTCTCCAGATACATAATCCAATAGTTCATTATATACGCCGCTTACATTATTGCCCAGCGGCCCCATGACATACTTAGACCCAGTGCCAGTAGGAGCATATAATGAACCTCCTTGTGAAACAACATCGTAGTAAAGCGGGCTGGACTGGTAGGTATAATTTCCACTAGATTTCCATGATGAATACGTTGGAGACACATAAGGGGAAACGTCGGAATCGACGCCAGAAGTTGCGGACCAGATATCATACAAAGTATCAGCCAAAACCAAATCCCCACTAGAGTATGATTCCGCAGAGCTCCAGGCTTGAGGAACACCAGGCCATCCTTCAGTACCATATAATAAATTATTTAGCTCTCTTTTATACTCAAAGCTGTCGATATTTAATGTGTTTCTCTTATAGTCTTGAGTGGTTCCCTGTGTTAATCCAGAGAGAAATAGATTCGTGTCAGCATCAAAGAGGGAGCCACTAAGCCCCAATACCCTGGGCGCGATACCAGCAGATTTATCCGTTAAAAACCTATAACGATTAAGGTCGATAGTATTATCTGAATCATCCTTAACTTTCCAGTTAAACGCAAAAGAATCAGCGCTCTCACTAAAGCGAAGATCTGCAATCGTTAAAGTAGACCTAAATTGCCCCAGCGTCGACCCTGTGGCTATATTCCCGTCTTGCATTAAGTTATGTACCTCTCCCCTTCCGTAGCCGTCTTCAGGCTGAAAAGCATAACAATAAGACCATCCCCAATTTTGTTCTAGGGCAATTTCATCAGAATCTTGGTGATAGGTTTGATGATGATACTCTATAGGAGGTCCCAGATTATCCCAATCTGCAAGGTTAAATACTCCAGCGCCATCAAAGTCTCCTGAGGCTTTGTATACATTTTCATAATATAAAGCAACTTCCCCAGACTCATAAGTGCGCATCTCAGAAAATGCCTCTGCGCCTTGAAGAGATTTAAGATGATCTAAGCTTTTGTTTAAGCTTTTTGGGTCATACAAGCTAGCGCCATAAGGAAGCCCCAACTGACCGACATAAACCCCTGCTGAATCTGTATCAAAAAGACCCCATTGAAAAACAGCAATGGAATCAATAACAGAAGAGCTGAAGGTATTTATTACTGGCTTGTAGTTTGTTCCAGTTATTACCCCTGTAGAGGTATTTCCAAAAACGTCGTGAGCGACAACTTTAAGGGAAAAAGCCCTGTCGATATTGAGTTCGTGGAAACATTGCTCATCCAAAAGCAAAGAGAAGTTCTTGTAGCTCGAAAAAGCCCCAGATATATCTTGGGTTTTTAAGTATGAAACAAGAGATTGGCATTCGTTTAAATTCCCCAGCGTACCAGTCCCTTCGTTTTTTAGCTCCAATGAGAATTTGTCAAATAAATCATCAGACAGGAGTTGGTCCGAGAGAGAGGTTCCCTCCCTAGAGTGCCCAGGAGGAGGAGTCAACTCCCAGTTAAATTGCACTTCTGAGCCAACATATTCAGACGAAACAGAGAGAATATTATTTTCACGCTCTGGCAGATTCGCAATTGCAGACCCTACAGTTGGATTTTTGGGAAGGTTAGAGATTTCGAGTTTTGAAAAAGTAAAAGTGTCATCGAACTGGGGAGGGTTAATATGTATGCCCGATTCAATAAATGAGGATCGGATACCTATATCGCTTACGGCGAAAACTCTAACATTAAAATAACCGTAATTACCCTTCAAAGATATAGCCTTTTCAAATCTTTCCCCTTCAGAGAGAACTAGCGAACCTCCCCTTCCTAGTTTTTCCTGGAAAGAATAATTATCTGAAGTGCCTATAACTTCATAAGAAGACTTTACATCATTAACGTCAAAACCTATCCCAATTGAAGTTTGCATGTTTTCCATTCTATTGAGCTTTCGTGTTGTAACTTAAGTCGACTAGTTTCAAATCGTCTGGAGCGACGGGGAGAGACATGTCCTCCTGCGGAGGCATAGGCAAAGAAGGCTTCTTGATTACGGTCTTTTTATCAATCGAGTCAAATTTCGCTGGGTTGTATTCAAGTCCAGCTACTTCATATTTACCACCAGAAGCCTCTTTAATGGAAATTGTTCTAAAGAACTGCCCCTGAAGCTTCCTTTCTACGGAGATTTCTGGGCGCCTTTCCTTGTTTATACTGCCCTTAGTTGAGATTGTTGCCCCATCCATGAGCTTGGCGGCGACAGACGAATCCTGCAACTCGAACTCGTATTCATTAAGCCTAACTATTACCCAATATTTCCCAGGGTGAGGATCAGGATTCGGGTCAGAGCCAATCAACTCATTATCCAAATCTTGGCTATCTGAGTCAAAATACAATGAAGAATCAGTTCCATTCATTCTAATCTCGTCCCCAGTTTCCAATTTATGCAAGTTCCCAACCAATCCCACAGGATTATAAGTGCTAATTTTTATCGAATAACTTCCAAGGGCAGACTGGCTGTCCGTCAAGGCGGAGATTTCCACAATAGGTATATCGTCTATGGCAGAGATTGGATCCCTAGCGGCCAGAGCCGCTTTAGACAGAGCAGACGGGGATGCTGGAGAGGTGCTGGTCGAGTCTCCCTTTTTCCACTGACTGGCTGCGAACCAATACCCCAGATTTTCTACAGACCCGATAAGACTAAACGATTCACTGCCCCCGCCTATACGATGAGAGGTTCCAACCCAGTTTGATCGTTTTTCTTCGTTCATTTTTGTAACAAATGCTTCCCTGGCATTATCCACAAATACGAAAAAGTGAGAGGGTAGCTTAGAGATATATAGCCATCCAGCGAAGACAGCTGCTGAGGCGTCGAGACTCTCCCGCGCATTAACGTACCAATAAGTATTTTTATTATCATCATTAGTCCAAATCCACCCGAGCGAGGTGCTCCAAAACCATATATCGTCGCTACCTGGGTCTCTATTATAAATTTCCTTGGAATATATCCAACCTATGGAGGTTGTATAAACCCACCCTTCGACACCAGTGATCTGAAAATACCCAAGCCAGGTAGACTCGTACCAACCATATCCCGCATCAACCCCTCCTACAACATCAAAAATTCCGAAAAGCTTATCTAAGGTTCCTCCAGCGAGGACAAGCGGAGAATCTTCCGACACTCCAACCCTACCCTTAATAGCCCAAGGAGATCCGATCATCACCTGAGAGACTGCATCCCTAGTTTTTTTAGGATCTTCTGGACACCAATAGTGATACCCACCTTCGTTATTGAATTCGTCCCTTCCTAGGTCTGAGAACGTTAGGGGTAATCCCCACTGATTTTCTGCAGTATGAAGTGATTTATATTCTGGAAAAAATGACATATACACGGCGCTTTTCGCGGGAGGTAGAAAAGGATTTTCCAAGCCAACTTGGAAAGTGTGCTTCGTGGCGCCCACCACCCAATAGGCAGTGCTCCCCCTCTTGTATTTGCTTAAAGGTTTGGGCAAAATTCCTTCAGAAACAAAGCTTACCCGATCCCCCATTTTTAAGCCGTGAGAGGGGGAGGTAATTTTGTTTTCCTCAGACTTAACTCGGATTATCGTCTTGAGCTTCAAGTCTCTTATTATAGAATCCTGTCCCCGAGGCCCCTTTGTAGTATGCTGACTCGAAGAGGAGGAGATTATTCCGTCAAATTTAAACATCTGAGCGGCGTGGACATTTGCTATTTCAGAGTCTTGATCTTCTGCGCTGCCTTCAGAAGCGGCTCTCGAGTCTAGATTATGTAGAGCAGTGTTCGCCCTACCAGCAGGAACGGTAATCTCCACCCTATCGGTTGTCGGAGCAGAAGGAGTCTTATCTATAGCAAAATAAGAAGAATTGACTGTTATGGATTCTCCGTTGGAGTCGCTAGTTTCTGTTGTTGGGTACACCCCCAAGAGACGACCGCTTCTCCACGACCCAGCCCTAGATTCATCTGAAATTTCTATAATTGATCCAGGAAAAAGATAACCAGCTTCTTGCCCTGTGACAAAAGTTACGGTTTCAGTTTCCAGTTGGGAGGTGTGAAGAATCCATTTGGCTAGCCTTTGAGCTTGACTGGGAGAAGTTACCCCAAAGCCGATTGTGTCATTTTCTATATATCCAAATTTATTTATTGCATCAGCGTCCTCCATATACGCGACGGCGGGCTTAAAGTTATTATCCTTATCATTATATCGAACCAAAACAGCTGTGAATCTTTTATTTTTCACAGTCCCCATATAGGAAAATCCGTCTGGAGAAACATTAGAATTATTAAATAGTTGAATCGGCTCCTTTAAGGCGTCCTGAATCGCAAGAACTTTCCCTCCTGAATAAGCGACTATACCCCTAAATATAGAGGCCAGGTGATTCAGTATCTTTACGGCCTGCATCCTGTCGGTTATATACATGTTCGCAGAAAACCTTGGTTCAACTAAGTTGTAGTTATTTTGAGTAATGCATTTTGCATTCGATCCAACTATAAACGAGCCGCGGATTCGAACGTCCTTCTTTGGCATGTGGCGTGTAGTTTCGAATTGGCCGTGATTTTCCCAATGGGCAAAACCCCACCCCTCTTTAGGTAAGTCTTTACTCCAAACTCCATATGCCGCAGATGCCACACCCCCCTGCCCCTCTTGGGTTCCTGCAGCATATGAATTAAATGCCGCCAAGAGGTCTGTGTTTCCGCTGTAGTCAACATATGTATCAAAATCATTCAAGGTTGCATCAATATACTCCTTCGCCAGGGGGTGATTCGCAAAAGTTGGACCTTTCAAGTAAATCGTTCTATCCTGTTTACTGCTCCAGAAAATAGCCCTTTCCTCAACAGAACCTATTGGATTATTTCCCTCATCAGTCCACGCGAATAATTGAGCAGAAGATGCACTCACGTCGTCGGAGCTATTTTCATTTATGAAAAAGGCGACCCTCTTCCCCTTAAAGCTAAACTTATCCCCAAACTCAAATTCAAACTCTTCCGCAGTAAGGTTTTCCACTGCAACTGCGAACACCTCATCCGACCCTCCAGATTTCAAAGCTTCCCTCCGCAGCATTTTATTCCTCGCGCCGTAATCAATCATTGCGGATTTGCCCTCAGTGGGATAATGATTCTCCCAGTCTGAGCCGACAACGCCCCCGTTGTCCGAGGTGTTTATTTTAAGAAAACCTAAGGTATTGCTAATAAGGCAACCTCTTCTTTGGGATTCATAGGGATAGCCAGTCTCAACTAATTCGTCACAATATTTTGCAATTTTATATAACTGCCACTTATCCACATTAGCCTCACCCACCCCAAACTTGCCCAATCCATACCTAGTGTTAGTCACCAAATCATAAAATATCCAAGCTGGGTTATCTGTCCACGCTAAATCCCTATCATCAACACTATGAATGGAAGCGGATGAGGTGCTCTGCCCACGAAACAGCCCGTCCCATGGCCCATCATACACTCTCGAAACTGGGTCATAATTAGAAGGGACCAGCACCTTTTTTAATTTTAAATGATAAGACCTCGTTGGGATTTGCGAGAAATTCTTGCTATCAAAAAACAATTTAATCATAGCGCTGTGAGGATACAAGAACTTCTCTTGCACGGATTCAGTTATGGAGGAAATGGTTAGATTTTTTATCTGGTTGACTCCGCCTATACCCTCGCTTACCTGTTTTTCAGTTGTCCACCAGTGCCTCGGAATGGGAAAGGGAGAGCCTTGCCTTTTTTCCCAGGCTTCCAACAGCACAAGAACCCTCCAGTTTTGAGAAGTCCCAGTATGAACTCTTTGAACTGTTATCGGCTCGGGGTTGTTTAAGTTACTGTAATTTTTTGGAAGAACAAACTCATCTGTGTTGCTAATGCTTGCAGGAGTAAACTTTACGCTTGGATCCAATTCCGAAGAGAACTTGCAAATCTGTATCTGTGAAGCCTCGCCCAGCGTAGGTATTTTATATCCAGAAGCATCTACCTTTGGAATATTAAACTCTATGTCAAATTCATACTCTGAAGTGCAACAACCCGTTAGTTGAAAAAAAGCATTATCAGGGATATTTCCAACAACCTGGTTGAGGCCTCCTTTTCCATCCCTCATTTCTTGCGTGCCTTTGTAGCTAAGATTCCAAGAGGGTTCCACAAACCCCCAATATGATGCGACACCGATCCTTTCGGACGCTTCTACGGACTTACTGGTCCACGCACCCTTTTTGGTAAAAGTAAGAACGGCACCATCTATCGTTTCAGATATTTCAAAAGTAGACGTTCCCGTAGTTCCGTAACCTTGAATCTTCATATCTTCGCCGCGTTCGACATTTCGCACGAAATATTCCTTATCCTCAAGCAGAACGCCTTCATTTGTTGTCGGAAGCATCCGACGGGGTTCTCCGTCTCGTGGCGGCGGAAGCCCAATGTGATTGGAGAAAAATCGAATCTTTTGACCTTCTTTCACTAAGGTAACACCACCATGAATTCTCGTTTGATTAGGTATAATATTCCACAAGTCACCCTTATCGTTGCGAACCTTACTGGCATTAACAAAATAAGAGCTCAGAGGGAAGTGGCTCTGCTCCAAGGGGTTATAATACCTATCTCCTATCCTTACCCGAATGCCAAACATAATATGATTGGGTGCAACCTCACCGTTGTCCTTTTGGCGACTCAGCATGGAGCGCAAGCTAATTTTGATATGATCAACATCACTATTTATTACGCTGTGGCTCCAAAGCTTCGCTCCTCCAGCTATAGATTCCTCAAAACTAAGCCTTAAAGTTGTGAGATCGCCTTTTTCATTTCCCGTGCTGTTTACCGTAGAGTCCGCACTGGCAAAAAGCCTCTCCGACGACTTTCTATAAGGCGCTCCGCCATATAAGATAGTCTGATAATTAGACGTCGATGAGGTGCCAACCCAAGCTTCGGCCGCCTCCTCTCCAAAGAAGGAGCTATCCCACTCTTTAGCATGTCCCAACCTTACTTGAGGCATCTTCATCTTCATGGAGCCATCTTCCCTCTCCACTCCTTCGTTCATGATGAAATTTAGAGTTCCGTATTCGTCCCTTCCCCCTCCTGGCCTAAGGAAATTAGGGTCGCCCATTCCAGCTCCGTATTTTGGAGTATTCTTAACTGGAACCTCATTAAAGAATATCCCCTCTGTAACGGCCTCTGGAGAAGATATTGGACCCCCATTCATATTTACAAATCCCTCAATTGGACCCTCGCATAGCAACTCCGAATACTCAAATTCGGAGATGGACTCTAGGAGCATCCTCGCCGCCTCGTTCTGGCTGGTTGTAGAAGTGTTCCTATTCTTATCTCTGCGGGAGCTTTTTTTTGCCCCTACGACAACAGAGCCGATTCTTAACCTTCCGTAACCTAGGGGCACTGGAATCCCTTGAGCTTCTACGTTTTGGGGTCCAGAAAACAAGTAAGACTTGCTCGTTACGGGATCCTTTTTCTCTGGAGGCTTAAATAGCATTTTCATAATGCCCTGCACGATAAGGCCGACAACGATAGCAACTGCGGTATATACAAGAACTTCAACAATAAACGCTCCGACTACGGGTCCCCCTCCCTGAATCAGAGGAATAATATGAAACTCTTTCTTCGAAGTGCGCATTCCTAAACCATCGGAAGTAATAGCGTTTTTCAAGAAATCTTTTTCTGTTTTAAGCTTCTCTGGGTTTTTAGTTAGGACAACATATTGAATATCCTTTCTCGCCTGCTTATTTAGATATTCAATAAACCCGCTTGTATTTGCATGTATTGCACTAAACGCTTCGTTCGGAGTGTCAATAGCAAAGTTCCACTTTTTACCAAAGCGTTCTCCTAGTTCCCCGTGAAGATGGATCGTTTTCATTTTACCTTATACCCAATCAGAATATACACTTTTATTTTTATATAAAGTGAAATTATCATCAGGCAAGCTATAAATTAAAAATGGCATCATTAATTCGTCGGAATAATCTCTATCTAGATCCGAAGGAGCGGACGAGGAATTGGGGTGAGAGTGATAAATATATTCAACATTCTCGTAGGATAAAAACTTTTGAGCAGACATAAGGAAAGCGGACTCTGGACGTGGATGCTCGTTATCACAACGAACAAACGACAACCCTTCTCCTTCGCGAACCACCAGACCACAGGTTTCTTGACCTGGGTAGAGTCTTGCGTACTCCTTAATATCCTGCAGAATTCGTTTATTCAAAAGAATATCTCTCAGTAGATGGGAATCCTCCGAATCTTAATCCCTTTTCATCAGACTGGTTCCACGAGTTTACTTTACCAAACCGCTTCTTACAAGCGCTTACATCTTTGTTGCATTCATCCAACCCCCAATGCTCTCGATCATGCAAAGGATTATGCTTGCCTGGAGTAGAGTGCCATTTAATACACATAAAAACCAATGGCGCAGGGTCCGTTTCGTGGGTTGGATTCACTTGAACCATCTTCCCCACCTCGTATGGTCTTATATTGCCTTCGGAGCCTTTGGGGCCAAATGGGCTCCATTCTGGAAATCTTGGGTCGACGCTTTTTTTGGCGAGGCCCAATGCGTCCTGGGCGGCGGTGGCGAGGAGGTGGCTCTCCAAAGGACTCATGTCTTCCAGAAGCAAAACGTCTGCCAGAAAATGGTCCTTAAAATTCTTTCCGTCAGAATTCTCTATAGGATATCCACTATATCCGCATCCAACCGAACACCTATACTTAAAAGGACAATAGCCAGACAAAACTATTCTCGCTGGAACCTGAGCGTCCTCTAGTTCTAATGCGGAAACCAACTCGAACTCAAGAGACTCCTTATTTTCTGCGGTTTTCCTGTTTACAAAATAAACATCATCGGGAAAATGAGACGCTCTATCCGCTGCGCCAAATGGATTTTTACCCTCCCTGTTAAGCCCTCTATTTTGAAAGTTTTCGTCATCCAGAAATCTAGCAAAAGTCCTCCTCCTCGTAACCATGCAATTTGCAAAATCATGATTGGAGTGAGTCACTATAGACAATAATCCTTCTGGGTTTGCTATGGTCAACTTGGGGCGAGGCAATCTTCCGTCAGCCTGATGCTCAAAGTTCTCCATTTTTATCGGAAGGGGCTGGTAGGATTTGCCTTGCCATATTATTGGATTTGTTCCGTGGATCATTGGGCAAAATCTATAAGCAGGCTC